TTCATATTTATGAGAGCGAGGGACAAGCAGCTTATACCTGCAAGAAAAAGTGCATGAGATGCAAATTTTCAAATTTTAGATCCATATAAATAATAAAAACAGACCGACATGAACAATGAGAAATTCAAGATCCAGACAGACATGCTCAAAGAGGCTATGGCCAGGGAAGAACTTAGCATAAGGGAAACAGCAAGATACTTAAACCTGAATCCATGTTATATAAGCATGTCAGGAAATCCTAAATCGTGGGATGCAATGAGCCAGGCGTCGAAAAAAAGAATAGAAGAATGGGCTGATGAGAGATGCAAAATAAGTGAGTTCCGGATACCTGAGGGGGAAGAGATATGGAAGCCGAAGGAGAAGGCACAGAGCACAGAGCACAGAGCACAGGGCTCAGGGGAAGAAAAAGCGGGGAGCGGGGAGCAGGGGGCTGAAAGCAAAAAGAGTCAGATTGAGGAGAATAGCATAGGGCTCAGGGCTCAGGGCTTAGGGAAAGAGAAGAAGATAAAGGAAAAAGGGAAAAAGATAAAAGGGAAAGAACAAAAAGAATCTGGAATTGGGGAGGTGATCAAAGTTCCGGAGGAAATTCCTTTTGAGCTGCCGGATATTCCCAGGATAAAGTTTGCGTTGGATATAGAGATAAACCTGGTGGTGAACGGCCAGAGGGTGAGGATATCGGCGTAACACCTGTGGAGAGCAGGGAGGGATACACTAAATCTAATTATTTTATTATGAACAGCGTAAAAGAGAAGATCCTCGATCTGGATATCATTGAAGTCATCGGGAAATATACCCATCTGAAAAGGGCCGGCGTGAACTATAAGGGGCTTTGCCCGATACATAATGAGAAGACTCCCTCATTTGTGGTCAGTCCGGCTAAAAACATTTTTAAATGCTTTGGATGCGGTAAGGGAGGAAATGTGATAGACTTTGTGATGGAGAAAGAGGGTCTCTCTTATTGGGAAGCCATAACTAAAATAGCATCAGAATATCATATCGAAATACCAAAGAGGGAATATACGGACGAAGAGAGGAAGAAGGAGCTGCACCGGGAAGCGCTGTTCACAGTGAATAAAATTGCTGCTACATATTTTGAGGAAAATCTTTACAAGCCGGAGAATAAAAAGATACTCGACTATGCTCTGAGCAGATGGAGCGAGGAGACCATAAAGCTTTTCTCAATCGGTTATGCCCCGGACTCATGGAATGACCTGGTAAACTATTTCAGAATGATATCGATGAAGACAGATATTGCGCTGGAGGCAGGACTACTCAAAGAAGCTCAGAGCTCAGGGCATGGGGCACAGGGAGGAAGGATATATGATTTTTTCAGGAACAGGCTGATATTTCCTATAATGGATAAGATGGGGAGAGTGGTAGGGTTCTCGGGGAGAATAGTGCCGGCGGGGCATGGGGCACAGGGTACAGAGCACAGGGATGAGGCAAAATACATTAATACTCCGGAGACTGAGATATATAAGAAGGGGGAAATTCTCTTCGGATTGAACACGGCGCTCAGGACGATAAGGGAAAAGCAATTCGCATACCTTGTAGAGGGGAATCCGGACGTAGTTAAATTACAAGGGATAGGGATCCACCACACGGTGGCTCCGGGTGGAACGGCACTGACTCCGGAACAGGTGAAATTGCTGAAGCCTCTGGTTAAGAGCATAAACATAATAGGAGATTCGGATAAGGCTGGTCAGAAAGCAGTTAAGCGCAATGCCGAGATGATAATAAATGAAGGAATAGCTGTTTGTGTTGTGACCTTTCCGGAAGATGGAAGTGAGCTGGGGGCCGGGAATGGGGAGAAGAAAGATCCTGATTCTTTTTTTCAATCGGAGGAACAGTTTAAAAAATATGTGAATGACAATATACCTGATTATATAATATTCAGAGCTCACCAGCTGGCCAGGAAGGCACATAATCCGGATTTCAAGGCAAAAGCTGTGGATGAGCTCGCCAGCCTTGTATGTAAATTCGAGGATCCGGCGCTTCATGAACTTTATATTGACCAGCTGAGCAAGATAATAGGTACAAAAAAAGTCTGGACCGATAAAATAAAGTCGCTTCTCAAAGACACTGTGACAGTGGAGAAGAAGGAGATAATTCCATCTAATGTGGACATAAATGACTTTGAGCGTTACGGTTTTTATGCAGATAAGGATGGTTATCACTTCAGGACAAAATCGGGAATAACAAGAGGATGCAATTTCACCATGAAGCCGCTCTTCCACATTCAGAGTGTAATAAATGCTAAGAGACTATACCAGATAAGAAATGAGTTCGGGCATACAGAAGTAATTGAGCTCCTACAAAAAGATCTTGTTGCACTTGCAAGTTTTAAGGTCAGAATTGAAAGCCTGGGAAATTTCCTATGGGAGGCATCGGAATCGGAACTGAACAAACTGAAAAGATATTTATACGAACAGACCGAAACTTGTATAGAGATAGTACAATTAGGTTGGCAGAAAATAGGGTTTTATGCCTGGGGAAACGGGATATATAACGGACAGTTCACTCCTGTAGATGATAATGGGATTGTAAAACACGACGGGAAAAATTATTACCTGCCGGCGTTCTCGTCGATATATAAAGGTGAGGATGGATTGTTCATGAGCGAAAGAAAATTCATTCACCGTAGCGGTAATAATATAACACTCTACGACTATTCGAGAAGACTGATGGATGTGTTTGGTGAGAATGCCATGATAGCCCTGTGTTTTTACTTTGCCACACTTTTCAGAGACTTCCTGGTAAGGATCTTTAATTTCTTCCCGATACTAAATCTGTTCGGGCCAAAGGGAGCCGGTAAAACGGAGCTGGCGGTAAGCATACTTCATTTTTTCGGGAAAGGAGGGAAAGGCCCCAATATTAATAACACAACCAAGGCAGCGTTGGCGGATCACGTTGCCCAGGTGGCAAATGGTTGTGTACATATCGATGAGTACAAAAACAATATTGATTATGAAAAGATAGAATTCCTGAAGGGATTATGGGACGGAACCGGCCGGACAAAAATGAATATGGATAAGGATAAGAAGAAGGAGACTACAGCTGTTGATTGCGGAGTGATCCTATCAGGACAGGAGATGCCGACAGCGGATATTGCTCTTTTCAGCCGGCTTGTTTACCTGAGCTTCTTTAAGACCGAATATTCCGATGCCGAGAAGAAACACTTCAATGAACTTAAGGAGATAGAGAAAAAAGGACTGACACACATAACGCATGAAATATTGAGTCTGAGAAGCTATTTCATTGAACGATATATGGATGTTTATGATAGAACGGCTGCTGATATGAACAATGAACTTGGCAAGGAGGTAATAGAGGACCGGTTATTCAGGAACTGGACAATGATAATAAGCGCCTGTGCAACACTCGAGAATGAATTGAGACTTCCGTTTGAATACAAGGATCTCATAGTGGTAGCAGTGCGTCAGCTGCGGATACAGCAGAGAGAGACCAGAACAAGCAATGAGATATCGACCTTCTGGAACCTGGTGCAGTTCATGTATGCCGACGGATTAATACAGGAAGGTGTCGATTTCAAGATTGACTTTGCCCAGGCTACAATAAAAACGGATATGGTAGATGTGCATTTCCCTGATCCGACGAACATAATATTCATCCAGTACTCGAGGATAATACCTCTTTACCGTAAAATAGGCAAACAGAACAATGAAAAGATATTGCCGGCTGACAGTATAGATTATTATTTGAAACATGATAAGAGATACCTGGGAAAAAAGTTAATAGCTTTTAAGGCTGTGGACCCGAAAACAGGAATTGAAGTTGCCGGTAAAAGAAAGGTGACCAATTCATACGCCTTTTTGTATGATCATCTGCAGATAAATTTACACAGTGAAGAGGAAGAAGACCCTTTCAAGCCCATTAACAGCCGGGGAGAGAAGGATGAATATGCATTCTGAAAATTTTTTTTCAATTTTTTGGAAAAAAAAAGGCATCTACAGCATCTACAACCATCTACAACTTATAAAATACTAAAAATGAATAATATACAATACATAAGATACTCATTAAAAAATCTACAATCATCTACAACCATCTACAACCATCTACAATTATCTACAAAAAAAGGGTTAAAATCTACACCTTTTAAAAGTGATATGTCTGATTATGTGAAAGATAAGCTTTGTAGATGGTTGTAGATGCTGTAGATGGCAAAATATATACCCTGTGGGAAAAAATAAAATTTTTTGAGATGATATACATACCTGAATAAATACAAGCATTACAATCAACAATGACTGAAACCAACCTGAACGAATATATAGACCGGGTATGGCAGAAGCTTGAAACAATGATACCAGGTGATGTAATTGACATTAAAGAGACAGCCAGGAATAATCCTGAACTTTTTGTGGAGTGCTGTAAGTATTATATGCGGGAGCACGAATGGCAGGATGGACTGAGCTTCAGCAAGGGATTCAGGGAATTGAGGAAATATGATTTGGTGTTTAATAAGCACAGAGCGCAGGGCGCAGTGATCAGAGCAGAAAAATAATATTCAAACATAATCAACTAATTAAGCGATGGAAAAAATTTTTGAAGAAATCAGGAAAGAACGCAGGAGACAGTATGAGAAATGGGGTGAACAGAATCACAGGCCCCTGGTATGGACATCGATTTTAGGGGAAGAATACGGAGCGGTTTGTAAGGAAGCTCTCGAATCGAACTTTGAAATGGACGATGTAAGTTTCCGGCTGAGACTCGAAAACTACCGGAGGGAATGCATCCAGGTTGCTGCTGTGGCAGTAGCCATGTTAGAATGTCTCGAACGCAACAAGTGCTAACAGGCCATGAAAAAAACACTTATCATTATTATACTAATAATCGTTGTCCCCAGCATCTATGCTCCAACGGAGAAGGTGATACATATTTTATCTTCTCCAGGTATCAATCCTTACTCGGAATTATGGGAGGCTGTAAAGTTTGTGGAGTCAGGATATAATCCGGATACGATAAATATTATTGAACAGGCTTATGGTCCGGGGCAGATCCGCCAGGTGAAGCTGGACGACTTTAATGCGGGGAGCGGAGAGCGGAGAGCAGGGGTCAAGAAAGAGTATACTTTGACAGACTGCATGGATGAAGGGATTGCCAGGGAGATATTTATGTGGCATTGCAGCAGGTTCAATGATCAGGAGACAGCAGCCAGGAGGTGGAACGGATCGGGACCGATGACTGACAGGTACTGGAAAAAAATTCAGATTCAACTTAATAAACAGAAATTATGCAGGGAATATGCTTTAAGGAAATAATGTTTCCGCCAATAGTGGAACAACAAAAAACCGAAACCCGCAGGATAGCTCTCAGGGGCGAGGTTACAGATATTAATATTCTGCATGCTATGCCAAGATACAGGGTAAACGAGATAGTATATCTGAAGGAACCATATTTCCTGAATACTGCCGGTATTCCTGTTTACAAGTACCTGAATGAGGATTGGGTGAAGAAATGCGAAAAGCTTCATATTCCTCTCACCTGGAAGAGCAAACTTTATATGCCTGAGAAATATGCAAGGTTCTTTATTAAGATACGGGAGGTAAATATGAGCCGGCTTCATACTATAGATAATAATAGCGCTCTTGCAGAGGGTGTTGAATTTATGGTTACGGCGAGAGGACTGTATTATAAGGATTACCTGAGCGGGGAGTTCAGGAAGGATATCGACGCCAGGGAATCGTTCAGGAGTCTTTTTGCATGGATACACGGATGGGAGATATGGAGAGAGAATCCATGGGTGTTTGTTTATAAGTTCAGGTTGCTGGAAAAAGGTGAGGCGCAGGGCAAAGGGCTCAGGGCGCAGAGCGCAGAAGGAAGTAAACTTCAATGATCTTAATATGATAGACTGCAGGCATTTATACAAAGTAGAGACAGGTTAGTTCCCTGTAGATGAAGTTGAATATGAATTTGAGATATGGCGATCGAGAGGACAATGGATAATCAACATAAGTGATGAAGAAAAGTTCAGAATATGGGGCAACCAGGGAATAATTGAATTAACAATACCTGATCCTGATTACGTTGTATGGCTTGAAAACAAGATAATGGAATTACTAACTCAAAAATAAATTATTATGAACAATCAAATTTCAGCTTGCTATTGCTGTGGGAAGGCGCTCAGCGATCCGATATCGGTTGACCTAGGTGTTGGCCCTGTTTGCAGGGTAAAGAACAAGATGGATGAGTTTGCTGAGAAGACCGGCAACATGTTTTCGAACCGCTCTGAGTACGACTGGGGAATAACTCCCGGGGGCGGGATACTGTATATAACAGACCAGGGAGGTTTGAAAAGCGTAACTAACGATATAGAGAATGTGCTGGAGGATATAGCACAGACTCTTTCGTACCAGGAACTGCGCAGTATGAAGATAATGTACCGCGACAGCCTGGGGATATGGGACGGGGTGAGGGTGGATCTCACCGGAGACCGGGTGAAGAGCATTACTTTCTATCCGATTACGGAGAAGAACTTTGAGAAGGCGTGTGAGAAGATAAGTGATTTAACCTCTAAACATTAATACTTATGAAACAGTATTTTACTTTAATATCCAATGATTATAAAGTTGACAAAAATAAGCTGGAGACAGCTGCTAAAAAAGCAACTAATGAGGCCAGCCATAGGATCATCCCTGGCTCCGAGCTTAAAGCATTTAAGCAGACATTCAGGGACAGAATCAAAGAGCTTAATAAAGCTTTTCCGAGATGCAAACCTTTAGAGGTAAGCACAATGAATGCACATGTATCAAAAGCTGACTCTATTATATGGGTAGAAAATGTATGTGATCTGGAGTTTTACCTGGTAAAGGAATGATGAATACTATTAAAATAATACTGATCCTGGCAGTTATGGCCGCGATATTTTATTTTCAGTATCAGGAGATGAAAATTAAAAGGAATAATAAATTATCAAAACTTAATTCAATGAAAGCAAAAGACAAAAAAATCATCGAAGATTCAGAAAAAAAAGGTATTCCCATTTTTGTTCTGACGGCAAAAGACAAGTGTTCATACAGAACACTTATGGCTTATCGCAATGAATGCATGAGTAATGGATGTGAGGTTGGTCATATATTAGGAGTGAATGATCGAATAGCTGAATTCAGATATTGGCAGATAGAAAATGAGAATATGGTTAAACTTCCGGATTGATGATTTTTATTGAGATACCGCTAACTATGGCATAGCAGTACAAAAGTTACTGCTGTGCGCTGTTAGCGGTAGATAAAGTTATGTTTCATAAATAGTTTTAAAATGATTGATAAAATAGCAGATCCGGAGGAAGGAATTAAGGCAGAAGTCGGTAGTATTTCAAAGACTTTTAAAAGAATGGCTCCTTATGTTAATAGTAAGCCCAAAATACAGCGTAATGCTCCCTGCTCTTGTGGCAGCGGGAAAAAGTATAAGCAGTGTTGTGAGTTAGAACTCCGCAGAAAGATGCAGCTGAGAGTAATTGATGCAAGGCATAAAGCCAAGAATAAATAGGGCGGCCATGAAATGCAAAACAAGCTATTGGGGCTGCGTATATCATGCATGCATGAGCGATGATTGCCAGAAAGCTGTTGTTACTGAGGATGGGACCAATTGGGGGCCCGGTAAATGCGAGCAGGAGGATCTGTGCAGAAGCTGCAAATTTATGGGTGAGTATTGCCCAGGCAATCTGTTTAAGAACGGCCAATGCGATGCGTACTATAAAGCATGAAAAAAGGCAAAATAAAGAGGAGATTATTTTTCCTCTTTTTTTTGTCCTTTCAACCAGAAATCCCAGGATCTACTTTTGTGAAAAAATAAGATGAAACTGTTTACTATCTGTTTTGTTTTCAATGAACTGAAATATCTGCCTCATACGATAGACTATTACAGGAAGAATGGAAGCGATATCTATGTGATAGATAACTTTTCGACTGATGGCACCTATGAATGGCTGGTAAAAAATAATATTCCCTGCCACCGCATAGATACCGGCGAGAGCTTCGACCTTAGGATACTGCAGAAAGCAATAATTAATATTTTACCGGAACTGAAGCCGGACTGGGTAATCTACTCGAGCGCTGATCTGTACTTCATTGCCAACATGAGGCTGAAGGATTATATTGAGAAAGTTGAGAGTATGGGATATAACCAGCTGAGTATGATGTGCTGGTCGGCGTTCAATACCGGAGAGGTCCCTGGTTTACCGCTGCCGGCTCATTATTTTCATGCTCTCCCATGGAGACATGTGACGATGATAAGCAAATACGACAGCAGCTATGACATGAACGGCGATAATGTAACCATAAATGATGCCAGGTGCTATGAGGGCAAACATTGCATGGCAATAAATTATGGCGCCTGCAAGCCCAGGAAAGAACAGGAGGAGAAACTTAAGCGCCGGCGCAAGGCATGGGAAAACGGCATGCGTCCGCAGCAGGGCCGGCATTTTCTTAAAGGTGAGAAAGCCGGCTGGATCCGCGACAGAAAAACACTTACCGATCTAAGAAAAGCGCCGGAATATAAATATATTCTCAGGGCGCTGAGTTCTGAACAGGTATACGAGAAAGATAATTATGACAAGCTGTACAATGGAAGCGAGATGTACAGAAAACATTACAGCGACACGGTATATTTCAATGTGTGGAAATACATTGCCGGCCGGCTGAACAAGAGTGATAAAATACTTGAGCTGGGATGCGGTCCCGGCCAGCTGGCAGAGCTGCTGCATGACAGGGGATTCAGTAATTATTCCGGAATTGATTTCAGCAGCGTGGCCATAAAGATGGCAAGAGAGAGAGTGCCATCAGGAGGATTCCGGGTATCGGATCTGAGGGATATCGACTATTCGGAATATGCAGGAAGTATGATGGTATGCACTGAGACGCTCGAACATATTCAGGATGATATCGCCCTGATAAAAAAGCTCCCGAAAGGCAGAATAATATTTTCGGTACCTGACTTTATGTGTGAGAGCCATTACCGCACATATAACAGCGAGCAGGCAATAAGAGAATATTACAGGGGAATAATTGACATAGATATAATTAAAGCTTTTGCAATAGGGAGCAACAGAACCATATTTGTGGGAGATGGATATATTATATGATTGTCCTTTTATACCAGGTGAAGACAACGTAAATTTCGTATCTCTTCAAAACAGTTTTTTTCATAGCATTTGTAAAGGGTTAGTTGAAAAGAGGTGGAAAACAGCCGGTTCCACCTCTTTTTTTGTTCACTTTATTATTTATATTTGTGATGTTATCGCGTCAGCCTTCTTTTTTCTTATTACTAACCACGGATCTGTCCCTCCAGGGGCGGACCGATAACTTTATTTTTGCTGATGGTGAATCATTTCACAATTAAGATCCCATGTAAAAAATATGTAAAGGCTTACCTTGAAAACAACTGCGGCACGCCGGTCAATCTCTCACACCTGCCGGATCTGCTGGAAGAGTTCAGGAGAGGCCTGGCAAAAAAACCGGAACATAGGGAATCGGCTCCCCTGGCTCAATGCAAGGATATGGTTACAGTGATAATACCTCCGGATATGTTTTACAGGTACGGATGGGAGATGAACAAGGAGAATATACTGGATTTTAACAGGAAAGTTGAAATGAAAGCCAAGTTCTTTGCCAGGCAGTATATATCGGTTAATAAGAGCCTTGGGTTTCCGGTAGCCAACTGCATAAGGGAATTCCAGGAGTCTTTCGGTTTTCATGAGACACTATGGAGCTATGAGAGCATAAAAAAGGATTTCGACCGGCACGGGAAGGTTCCTGAATTAAAAACAATAAGACAATTAAGAGTAGAATTAAACAGAATATTATTGGACAATTTGTCGGATTTAGGGACAATTTCGAAAAAACTAATTAAAGAATACGCAAATGGATAACATGGGTGGTTTGCTGAAGCTCTATTTTATAGATGCCGACGATTTTGTATCGCTCGAGGAAGATGGAGAAGAATTATATGATCTTACCCTGGATAACGGAGCAACAATACATGAAATATCTTTTACCGAAGATACCGGTAAGATATCGGAAACCGAAGAGACAACTGACAACGGTATAGCATATAACTTCGAAGCAGTGTGCAGGATACCGGCCTGCGGACCGGGTAACAGCGATCCCCTGGGAGATCTGCGGGATAAGAAACTACTTATTCTGGGAGAGGATAGCAACAATAATTTCTGGCTGGCCGGCAGCCCGGGATCGTACTTCAGCATAGCGCTCAGTAGCACGACCGGTCAGGCTCCCCAGGAACCGAATGCAAGGCAGCTAAGGATAAGCGCTACGCTTGCGGAAGGTGCGGTTTTTATCAATTCTCCATTCTAAATAGCTGAAAATCTGATATTATACTTTCGATTTTGTCCTTTTTTCGCCAGGATAAGTGGTTTAACCTTGCGGGAAATGGACATGAATACTATACATCTGTACCGCCAGATCCTTAAAGGGAAATGGTTTATCCATTATACCTATGCCCTCTCACTGGCTCCCATCCTGAACAACCTGCTGACCGGAAAAAGCATGGGCGATTCCCGTGACTGGAACAGGATGCAGACCAGAAACCTGGAAGAGATGGAAGGCCGTACAAAATTTCCTGTTACATGCGGAGCATCGGCCGGCAGCGTTTCAACATTCGGAACATACGATGATGCCCCGGAAGGAAGTGTGGCCGTAATACCTCTTAAGAGCGTTATGGTAAAATATGGCAACTGGTGCCAGTACGGGACCGAGGAGATAGCCGGCTTTATGATGCAGGCAGCCGCAAGTAAGAAAATTGATGCCCTGGTGCTCGATATAGACTCCGGGGGAGGATCGGTGGATGCTATTCCGCCCATGCTCGAGGCAATAAGGAAGATCCAGACCGAATATAATAAACCGGTGATAGCATCAGCAGATCTGTGCGCTTCGGCCGCGTATTTTGTGGCATCACACTGCGACAGGATAATAGCCAATAACGACCTGAGCGCCGAATTCGGAAGCATAGGAGTAATGATGCAGTTCTGGGACATACAGCCCTATTATGAGAAAGAGGGATATGTTTTCCACAAGATCTACGCACCTGAAAGCACATATAAGAACCTGCCGTTTGAAAAGGCGCTGAAGGGTGATTATGATCTTATTAAGGAAGAGGAACTCTCTCCTCTGGCAATAGCATTTCAGAATGCCGTGAAAGAAAAGCGAGGCCAGAAGCTCGATATGACTGTTGAAGGTCTGATTAACGGAAGGATGTTCTACGCATCGAACAGCAAGAACAGCAAGCTGGATGCAAAAGCGGTGGGGCTGATAGATGAAGTGGCTGACCTGGACCGGGCGATATCCCTGGCGAAAGGACTGGCTGAAGTAAGGAAAATCTTTATGTGATATGAGCAAAGAGAAAAAATCGGGGAAATTAAAACAGCTGATCAGCAAAGCTCTCGGAATCGAATCGGAGTGGAAGCTGAATGCTGAAGGACATCTGGATGTCGGCCAGGAAGAGCTCGCCAGGTTAACGGCAGAGTATGGGGCTGATTTCGTAGGCAAATTCGAGAAGCTTCTCAGTGAAGAGAGCGAAACTAATAATCTGAATATCAATCAAAATCAATCAAACATGCCGAAACAGACGAAACTGGCGCTTCTTTGCGCCCTTCTCGCCGTGGAATCCATAGTACTGTCGGAAGACGGTGTGGCTACACTGAACGAGGAGCAGCTCGGGATGATAGAATCCGGGCTCAAAAAACTGCAGGACGATAAAGCCGCTGCAGAATCGAATCTCACCACTGCAAATTCCGCGAAGGATACTGCAGTTAAAGCGCTGTCCGATGCCACTACGGCGATGGACGACCTGGATGCAAGCGTGAAAGCTGCCGGTACCGCAACCGAAAAGGTTGAAGCTATCCGCAAGAAGCTGGCTGAAAAGCCGGGAGCAGCTGCCACCGGTACCCAGAGCAGGAACGACCAGGAAAGGAAGAAAGTGGAAGGGGCGGATCCTGTGAACGAATACGTGAAAGGGGTAGTATAACCAGAACAAAACGGGATTCACGTAAAAAGAAAAAGAATCGAAACACTTAAAAATTAAAATAGTGGACTTAACGAAACCGATCGACATCACTGCCGTAAACAACACAAAAACTGAATACGGCGACCTGCTTAAAGGCCTCAATATGCTGGCCGTAGCTGAAATCCTTGCCAATGCTTTCCCTTCCCTGGGAATACAGAACTCGCGTGTACTGGGAAAGGTTGAACATGGCGCCATCTCGAGCAAATATAACGGGATATTCCTGGGAGCAAACAAGCTCGGAACCGTTGTGCCGAGAACGATCACAGTACATCCGATCGTAGCCGAAATGGCTGATGAGCCGGAAAGGTACCGTACCTCATTTATTGCCGACGTAGCCGGCAATATGTGGAGCAAAACTCACCCGTTCGAGCTATGGCTCCTGCAGCACGGGATCAACATTGCATCTGAAGAGCTGTATAATGCTATTTTCACGGCCAAATACAGTGCAGGAGCAGGCGATCTGGCCCTGACAGACTCCTTCGACGGATGGTCAACGATCATTGCCGCCGATATCACAGCCGGACTGATCAGCGCCGGTCACAGCAATCTGTATGCAAACGGTGCAATCAACCGGGCAAATGCAGGAGACTATCTCCTTGACATGTGGAGGACCAGGCCGGAGCAGCTCCGCAGGAAGAATGTCAACATGTGGCTGCCGACCTCGGTGGGCGACCTGTATGATGACTGGTACCGTGATGAGCATGATAATCCTCCGTTTGTTGATCAGAGCGGTATGGAATACCTGGAAGGAACTCAGAAGAAGTGCCGTATTGTGCGGCATAACGCACTGCCTGCCGGATCGCAGCAGGTAATTCTCACCACACGTGAGAACATGATCTATGGCACCGACAAGCTCGAGGATATGAAATCGATGCAGGCTTTCCCGAGCGGAAATCCGTACCTGTTCACAGCCACCATGAAGTATGTTTTCGGAACCCAGTTTGTGAGCATACACAAGACTGAATTTGCCGTTAATGACCGCTCCTCTGCAGGATCCGGATCAACATCGGCTTAGTATTAACCGTTAAAACATACGACAGTGGATTTTGTAGATATCGATAAAAACCTGCCGAACGGCGAGAACATGGGTGGTCTGACACAGACTGTTATATTCGGCCTCTGGGACGATGTAGCAGCCTGGCCTACCGCTCCTGTAGCTCCTGCCGACGTTGAAGCAAATGCACAGTGGGTTGGTGATGTGGTAATGAAAGCCGGTAAAAGGGCTTTCACCTTCTACAGCACTGACGACACGTCGGAGCTTCAGGTCAACCTGGTGGGTGAAACAGACGGACTGTCGTTTGAGCAGAGACTGAATGTTTTCAATCCCGGGCTTAAGAAGAAGCTACTCGGATTCATCGCAGCCGCGAAAAACGAGAATCTCTTCCTGATAGCCCAGGATAATGAAGGACAGTATTATCTTCTCGGCGACAGCAAACGCGCTGCCAAGATGGTTGCCGGTGAAGGGATTGGAACAGGGAAAGCCACAGCTGACCGCAAGGGAGCGAATCTTTCCTTCGTTTTCAAGACCAATACCCCCAGGATATATGTTGGCGACGTAACGACTCTTCTCACGACTGGCTCAGGATCAAGTTAGTCAATGTCGGCCTCTCCCCGACCGGCTTCTTTCGAGGAGCCGGTTTTTTTATGTCCTTTTTTGCCTTTTTGACTGCCTTTATGTTTGCAGCATGATTTATTTCTTCACTCCATACAGCTTTGAGAAAAAGCTCTTCCAGGCATATGATATGTATATGAACCTGGTACCTGATAACAATGACTGGGCATGCTTCCTGGATGGAGACACCATGTTCTTCGAGAACAACTTCGGCCACCGGATTCAGGAATATGTGGATAAATATCCCGATACAGGGATATTCACATCCTATGCTTCCAGGAGCTCATATAAATTTATGGTAAGGAATGGAACCAACCAGGAGAGCGATTCCATCGCATATCACAGGAGGAGATCTGCAGAAATTTCGAGGATGCTTCATGGTCAGGCGAAAGAGATCAATGAACATATAGCAGGCCATCTGATATGCATAAAGAAGAGTATATGGATGCTGATCAGGCCGCAGCTGCTAAAAGTGTGTGACGGGGCTAACCTCCTGGGAGTAGATACTCAGATCTCAAACCAGGTATTGGGGCATGGACTGAAGATCCGGCTCATGAAGGAGATATACCTGTTTCATTATTACCGGTTACTGGAGGGTAAGACCTATAAGCAACACCTGATAGACGGGAAGATCAACATACTTATAAGAACATCAAATCGGATGAATCTATTCATGAGATGTATGGAATCTATCCGGAATCAGACCTATAAGGATGTGAATATTATTGTGAGCGCTGATGATGAAGCGACTGCCAAATATGTGAGAAGATCGGGCATTGAGCCGGTTATGGTTGAGAAGAAAGCAAAAACATCGACAGAGACCGCGCCATGGAACCGGTATTTGAATAACCTGATGGACCATGTGAAGGGCGGATGGATCCTCTTCCTGGATGATGATGATTACCTGGCAGACAACACGGTGCTGGAAAAAGCTGCAAAAAACCTGACCGATGATAATGTTATCTATTTTCTGAAAATGAGATGGCCGACCGGAAGGATAATACCGTCGAATGAGAACTTCGGGATGGGAAGGATAGTGCATAAGGATATTGGGATGCCTTGCTTTATTTTTCATGCAAAACATAAGCACAAGGTGAAGTTTGAACCGATAAAAGGAGGAGATTATTATTTTATTTCAAAACTGGCAGGGGTAGTCAAACGCCACCGCTGGATAGATATGATCATAGCACAAATTGGTAATACAGGAGCCAATGGCAGAGCGGAAACAAAAAGCAATTGATGTGGTATATGTTCTGGGTACGGGAAGTAACTGGAACAATAATGAGATAAGGTTCTCGCTGCGATCTGTTGAGAAGAACCTGAAAGGGGTGAGAAAGATATGGATAATAGGGGAGAAGCCTGATTGGATAAGGAATATCAACCATATACAGCATCCTGATGAGATAGGTCCGAATAATGCTGACGGAAACATAATAAGGAAAGTGCTGCGGGCCTGCAGGGAAGAGTCGCTCACTGAAAATTTCCTGTTTATCAATGATGACCACCTGATCATGAAGCCGATGACAGCTAGTGAAATACCTCCATATCATAAAGGTAATATGCTCAACTTCCCCAAGGAATATTTTGAAGAGACATTCTGGCGCTTGCGTTTATGGCGAACCAGGAACATATTACATCAGAAAGGTTTTAAAGCGCTGCATTTCGATTGTCATGTGCCTTTGGTGATGAATAAGAACCGTTTTCCGGAAGTAATGGCGATGTTCGACTATGAAAAAGCGACAGGGTATACGATGAAAAGCCTGTACGGGAATGTTGTATATCCTGATGCACCCAGGCTTAACGGAGAGAAAGCAACGGTTTTCAAACCGTATGTGATAGAGGACCTGATCATAAGGGTAAGGAACAAATCGTTTGTATCGTTCAACGACGACGGGCTCAGGCCTCCTCTCAAGATATGGCTGTATGATACCTTTCTGAAACCATCGAAATATGAGATCCCGGAATCAGGTAAAGAGGCATGTTTTGAGATAATTAAATGGCTGAAATCTAAAGATAAGGATTACGAGACCGGAAGCCTTATATATGCAAAATACGGCAGGGCAAAAAAGGCAAAGAAATATTTCTCTAAGAATGAATCTAAAGCCCGTAAGATGAAACTGGAGCATAAGCTTAAAGAATTACTTTATTATTTATAAAATGGCAGAACTAAAGAAACAAATTATTGACTGGTTCCATGGTCCGCAGGATTATGACCAGGGCATGAAGCTGCTTCAGGCAGTTTCGAAGAAGAACAAGATCATCGGGAAGATGCTTAAAAAGGGCAACACAAAAAGCTCGATGGAGAAACTTGTATGGGAACTGAATAAAGTTGCCGGGCTTAAAAAAATACCTGAACCTAAAACTATTGTAAAAAAAGCATTCAGGCCACTGGCTAAGCAGATGCCAAAGCAGGAGAAGCCGGAAGTATCCGTTGAAAAGAAAAAAGATGATGAAGCCGGCGCCAGGTTCAATCTGATCGGGAAAAATGAAATTGGTTCATATCCGCCGGTTATCCAGCGCCTGGTAAGGGAGAATTCAGCATTATATATGCTGCGGGGGAAGAAGCATAGTGCCTTGAAGAAACTACCTGAAGATAATACTCAGGAGACAGTTGCAAAACGTGAGCAGCTGGCAGGAGAGATCAAGGACATATCGAAAAGGCTCGACATATTGTTTGAAGCGTTTCACCTGTTTGACACTAAAAAAGCCCTGCCAGATGAAAATATTCTATGGCCTGCAGTCAAGAAAGAAGAGCAGCAGAAGTTATCTGATAACATCGATGATCTCAAGCTGCAGAAGAAGAATATTCAGTCTTCTGTCACAAAGGACCGAAACCTGCTCTTATATGGCAGCAAGATAAAGCCCAAGGAAGGGGAAGGATCAGCGATGCCTGCAGGCCCTAAACGCACCATAATTGAGAAGAGAGTTGCCAAAAAGGAAAAGGAGATAGCAGCTATCGAACAGAGGATAGCTGATCTGACCTAATTGGCCAAAAAAATATAAAATGGCCAAAAAAGCGCTTGAGGATGTCAAATTCGAAGTGATAAAAGCACATTGCTTTAATCCTGCGAATTCTCCATTGTCGGAAGCAGACCAGGAGTTATTAAACCGTATCATGTCTATTGCCAGGGAGCTGGACCGGTATCCGATACAGAAAAAAGCAGTGGAACTACATATGCTGAAGTATCCGGAGATCTCCAGGAGCCAGGCATATGAAGACTGCAAATTTGCTATGCGGCTTTTCAATACTCAATATTCATTTGAATATGACCGGTGGCATTCCTGGCTGCTTCAGGATATCTGTGATTTGATAGAAGAATGCAAAAACCAGAAAGATGATCCGAAAGCGCTTCGTGCTTGGGCCCTGGCACATTCTAACCTTATTAAGGCAATCGGCGAAAAACCGACAGATAAGATAGATCCTAAGCTGGTAGAATCGAATACCTTCATTATCCCTATTCAGATCAATCAGGTATCTCACAATTTTGACCTGATGAAATTTCTAAAACTCCCTGATGATATACGAAAGAAAGTAGCTGATGCACTTATAAGTGAAATAGACGAAATAAAGGCAGGAGAGATAATGGACACATGATAGAAGAGATCAAACTTAACAGGGTTCAGCAGATATCGGTTCTATTGTCGGCTAAAAAGAAAATCGATTTATGGGGCCGTGGTACCGGAAAGTCATTCCTTGTCGGATGGGATGTTGATATGATCAACCGGTCGATGCCCAGAGCGATAACAGCCGTTACCGGGCAGACATACGGCCAGCTGCTCACCAGGACACTGCCATCTACTTTCAAATTTCTCGAAAGCCTTGGCTATAAAAAGCATGTTGACAAGAGCAATCCTGGCAACTATGTCATAGGAATAAGGCCGCCTTCACACTTCCTTCAGCCGCTCGAGAAGATAATGAGATATGATAATGTTATCTCCTTCTCAAATGGAAATGCTCTTCTGATGCTTAGCCAGGACCGGGCTGGATCCGCCAGAGGTCCGAATGTGGATTATGAGATCCTGGATGAAGCATTAACGATCGATAAAGAACGATATGACCAGGAAACATCACCTACAAACCGAGGGAATGAAGAGATCTGGGGTACAAGATGTAAATCCCCTATTCCCTGGCACCACGGATTTCATTATGTTTCTTCTATGCCATTTCTTAATTCGCAAAAATGGCTTTTGTCATATTCAGATTATTATGAGAAGGAAGCTGGTATTCAGCTTTTCTCCATATGGAATAGAATTGTCAAGCTGCAGATGCAGCTGCTCGATGCGAAAAAGGTTGAAAATAAGAAGCTTTTTACGGAAATATGGAATGAGACAGTTCGTCTCCGAAGACAGATTACTCCATTTATCAGCAATTCCGGATTATTATTTACCCTGGCGAATTCATTTGATAACTTAAATAATGTAGGCCTGAGCTACATCATAAGAGAATATGAGAAGCAGACACTTTTGACATTCATGATCGAGATAATGAATATGATCTTGGATAAGGTAGAGGATTGTTATTATCACATCGATGATCAGAAACATATATATTACGATGCTTTAAATAGCAGCTACGCGAGAGATCTTGCTGAGAATTCATCCTGGGATATGCAGAAGCTCAGTACTCCGGATAGTCGTTTTGATCTCGATTGTAATCCTGCAGCTCCCCTGGAGATAGTGCCTGACTGGGGTGCAAAGATTTGTTTATTCTCGATTGCCCAGGAGAAAGACTTTGATTTTGTAAATAAAAAGGCTGTTAAAACAGATAATGTAATCAATGAGTTTTATATCAAGCCAAATCAGTCTACATCAGTAATGATAAATGAACTGGTTGATGAATTCAGTAATTATTACAGACATCAGACCTGCAGGGAGATTGTATATTATCGTGACAGATATGGAGACAGCAGACAACCGAATGCAAAGAATGCCAAGTCTTATAACGAGCAGGCTATCGATAGACTAAAACATAACGGATGGATAGTCTCTTCTATGGTGCATAAAGGAATGGAACCTCCGCAGCATGATAAGTATCTGTTATGGGCTAACATACTCAAGAGTATAGATCCGCGCTTTCCACAGGTGCGGTTCAATGGATCGAAATGTAAATATACCCTGATCAGTATGAATAATACCCGGGTGATAGATAAGGACGGGAAGTTCACAAAAGATAAAAGCAGTGAACGTAAAGAATCTATATTACCTGAGGAATCTACTCACTTTGGTGATGCGGTAGACAAAAGGATCTGGATCAAATATGGAGATCTGCTCACCAGGACATCAACATTCATTGAACCACGCTTCTGACTACTATGTGACTACCTATACATACATAGGTATAGATATCATTTCGAAATTTATTTTTTCTCTTAAATCAAAATTCATTTCATATTTCCTGTCAAAACTGCCTGACCTTCTGCCTTATTCGATGGGGCGGGCCTCGCATATGAGTCGAGCTATATTTTTATACTTTTTGATAGATTCTCTTAAAAATTTACTTCTTAAATCTTTGATTAATAATAAACTGGATTATCAAATATATTTTAACCAGGCTAATTGATGAAAATGGCCTGTCCTTTTTTGCGGTTTACCATGAGTTTAGTTTTGCTCAAAAGATTTGTTGATGGCTACAATCCGCAGGAATGATGCTTTAAGAGAATATGATATAAAAGAATCTCCCCAGGGGAGACAGGTCTGTTTCTCTATCAAGTTTATAAAAAAGAATGGAGAATTGGTATTTCTACCAAGAGCAGTAGCTACGGGACTAACCGTGAATCTTAAGGATAACAGACTTAGGGGTGTAGTAGCGATTGACGAAGAAGGTAATAAGATCGGTCATATCTACCCGGTTTCGATAGATTTGATAATTGAATGGAATGGTAAACAAATTATTCTATGAGAATATTGTACGATAATTCCGGTAATCCAATAATGGCATATGGATCGTCGGCTTATTATGTGAGCACAGGAATTTCTGCAGCTGCACGTGAACCATCAGGAACAAATACCGTAAAACCTCTTAACTTCTCTCCAACGGTAGATAAGTATCAGGTATCACAATGGGGAACTACCAATAAGTTTCCCACGGAAGCGGATGATTTGATAAGCAAAATAGGAGTTCTAAATACTGGTTTAAGGTTCATCCGGAATGTGATCTTGGGACAAGGCATATTCCCCTGCAGGATTAAAGGATATGATGAGAAAGGTAATGAACAGCTCGAGGTGATTGATGATGCTCAGCTGCGGGCATTCTGTAACAGCAGGATGGTACGCCGGTATATGGAGAAAGCAACCAGGGATTTCCTGAAATTCGGAACTGCTTTTCCTGAATTTGTACCATCAACGGACGGTAAATCCCTGGTTGGTATCAATTGCATTAATGCAGTGCATTGCAGATATACTGTGGCCAACTCGATGGGAGAGATTGAGAACTGTATTATCTCCGGAAGATGGCCGGATATGCCGCAGGATACCAGTGAATATAAAGTACTGCCAGTGCTGTCAGAGTATGATCCGGAAGCGGACTTGGAGAGGAAGAGACTCGACAGGACATTCGGGAAGGGAACTATAATATACCCGCTGCGGGACAGCTGGAGCAATAAGGATTATTACAGCTCGCCGGCCTGGATGCCGACAAAGGAAGCCGGGTGGCTGGAAATAGCATTACTTATACCAAAGTTTCTGAAGAAAGCATATGAGAACCAGATATCCTGGAAGTGGCATGTGAAGATACCTTATGCTTTCTGGGATAAGAAGTTTCCTGAGACTCAATTTAAAACCAAAGATGATCGGAAGACAGCAATTGATCAATATCTCGATGACTTTGAACGCAATCTTACCGCTCCGGAAAATGCCAACAAAGCAATAATTTCATTCTTTGAGATCGGACCTGGAGGGAAAGCTGAAGAGCAATGGGTAATAGAAGCTCTCGATAATAAATACAAGGATGGTGAGAACCTTGTAACCTCTGCAGCTGCCAATAGTGAGATTCTTTTCTCGCTTATGATAAACCCGAATGTTCTCGGTGCAGGTATGCCTGGTGGTACATATGCCGGGAACCAGGGAGGGAGCAATATACGGGAAGCATTCCTTGTGAATATTGCGAACGCATGGCCAGACCGGCAGAACCTGCTGGATCCTATTGAATGTTTTCTCCGGTTTAACGGGATAAAAGATGTGGAGCTGCGGTTTCGTAATACAATTTTAACCACGCTGGACACAGGTGCCGGCACACAAAAAACCTTAAGCTGATGTTTTTCTCAACAGATGATAACACATTCCTGACCCAGGTGAAAGGGGTGCTGCCGGTAAGCGTTGCTACCGACAGGGAAAAGCTATGGCCGTTCATTGAGCAGGCTGAAAGAGTATTCGTGAAGACACTCCTGGAGGATGATTTATATAATGACCTCCAGAAGTTTGTTAACGACAACGCCAACTGGCAGAGCGGCAGTGCCGGATCCGCAGGTGAGGATACGGAAAAGACTAACGAGCTGATAAATCTGATAAGGATAGCAGAGCTAAACCTTGCTTATTATATCGGGTTTGATGTGATGAATGTGCTGCTTTCAGCTACGGGTTTTCAGCGCGCAGAGAGCGAAAACTTTAAAGGGCTATATAAGTACCAGGAGGAAAACCTCCGGAAGTACTTCGAGAATGCCGGGTATAACGGCCTCGATGACATGCTGAAATATATAGAGGATAATATCGAGCACTTCCCGGAGTGGGAGGAAAGCACAATATGCATAGCCCGAAGGACATCCTTGATAAAGGACGCCGAGACATTCGACAGTATATGCTATATAGGGAAGAGCAGGATAATATTCCTCAGGCTGCAGCGGTATATGAATGAGGTGATAGACTTTGAGATAAAGCCTCTGATGGGAGGTGAATATGATAAGATGATGGAGGAGCTGGCTAAGGAGGATCCGGATGAGGATTATGCGGCCCTGGCTGTGGAGACACGCAAGTCGATCGCTTACCTGAGCTGTGCCAGGCTGATAGAAAATACCGGCAACCTGACGGATCGCGGTCTTTTCTTTGAAGGTAAGAACTCCGTGTTCCAGGATGACATTACTAAGCGAAGCGCCAGCGCTGATGAAATACTTGCAGCCAGGATGAAATATGAAGAGACTGGCCGGAAATACCTCGAGGCCCTGAGGCAATATATGATTGATAACTCATTCATTGACCAGGGAAGTCTGGAAGGGAATGTTTATTCCAGGGATAATACCGATAAAAAGATATTTGTGGCATGATACCGGTAAGAGTGGAATACCAGCCTTTTCTTTTCCTGCCATGGACCAGGCACCGGGAATATAAATTGCCGGCCAGATGGAGCGAGCTGACAGCCGAACAGATATCATCGATACCGGATCTGAAGCGCGGGAAGCTTCCGGATGGTAAGATACTGCAGATTTATCTCGGCGTGGATCGAAAAATTGCCGGGCTGTTGGACAGCTACCAGAAATATTCGATTGTGAGGCAGTTAAGATTTGTTAATGAGGCGGAACCTTATGGTGTTTTTATAATCCCGGAGATTGCCGGACTAAAAGCACCAGGCGAAAAGCTCAGGGGAGTGACCTTCGGGGCTTTCATATTCGGAGATACATATTACCAGAATTATATATCCGGAAAGCGGAATGACCTGAACAAATTCATTGCATCATTCTATACCGGAAAAGAAGGCTTAGATGATAACATGATAGAGGCGAATGCAGAAAAGATATCGAAGGTAAAGATTGAAGTGAGGGAAGCAATTGCAATTAACTACGGACTGATAAGGGAGTGGCTGGCAAAAGCATATCCTTATGTATTTGAAAAGGCAGAAGCGAACAATAACAACCAGACCTTTAAAGGATGGATTGATGTTTATGACATGCTGGTGGCTGAAAACATAGCAGACCATGATAAGATTTCAAATACGCCGGCATCTACCGTACTTAGAATATTGAATTACAGACGTAAACAATACCTGAAAAATGGCGGCAAAGTTTAGCGACCTGGTGAGCTACTTCGAAAAGCTGGCAAGGGAGCATACGGAAATAAAACACTCATCAACAGAAAAACATTTCTACCGGTTCGAACTTGATGAAGTGATTACGGGAATGTGCACGAATATTAAATATCCGGCGCTTATTCTGGAAGGGTATGATATAGACTATAACGAGAGCAGCTCCGATAATATACGAAAGAGAAGGAATGGCGCTTTTATTCTTATAGACAGGGTAAGCGATCTGAAGGATTTTGCAAAGATCCATGAGAAATGGGATGAGCTTGAGGAGATAGCCAATGATATCCTCATACGAATGAAAACCGATAAGGAGAACAGGCAATTTCCGGTACTGCGCGGATTTGATATTGCAGATTGTAATGTATCGCTTCTCTCAGTGAGAGAATTGGGACAGCATGGAATAAGGGTATCGTTCAATATAATAAGTCCTGTGAACAGTGTTCTTGATCCGACACGGTGGATACCACAGATAACTGCAGATAGTACGATATGGACCGCTGACAGTACGATAATAACTGCCGACATGATGTGATATGACCACGGAACCAAGAGAAATAACCACCGAGGAATATAATGAGAAGATCTCTTCCTGGAGCGCTGCCACAGGTACAAAGTTAAGGGCATCGATTCAGAGACTGACCAGCAAGGGAAAGGGGGATCTTCTGAGATCATTGAGGGCGAAGAATTATAAATATTACGGAGAGATAGACCGTGTTGCTTATAATTTCCAGCGGCATGGGATTTTTCTGCATAAAGGAGTTGGCCGCGGATATGCTATGGTAGGAGGAAAGGTAGTAAGGATAAGCGGATCTCTCCAGAATACTTTCTGGAAGGAGTATGCAAAGTTGAAGAATAAGAGCTTAAGCCCGAAAGTATTAAGTGATACACCATCCATGAGGAAGGCAGTGGAGTGGTTTAATCCTGTAATAAATGATAATATAGATAAACTGGCTGATCTGGTGGCCGAGATGCGTGCTGACCAGAGTGTGAGTGCAACGAAAATCCTGATAAAATAATGGCAAACGATAAGACATACGACCGCAGGATTAATATCTGGATAAACGGGAAAGAGGTAAGCAATAATATTTCCTCGATAAAGAAGGAGATGCTCAAGCTGATTAATGAGCAAGCGAGGATGGCCGTTGGTAGTAAGGAATATGTTGCGGCCGGCGCCGAGATAAAGAAGCTGAAGGGAATACTGAAGGAACACCAGGAGAGTATATCCGCAACCGGTAATGCATGGAATAAGCTCGGTGATGTCGTTCCATCCAGTGTATCTAAAATGGCATCAAGCTTCAGGGCATTGCTCGCCAATCCTGTTGTTTTAGTTATCACTGCCATAATTGGTGCATTGACAGCGCTTGTTAAAGCTTTTAAATCATCAGATTCAGGAGCGACAGAATTCGCTGCCAGGTTCGAGCAGGTAAAGGCTATTCTCGATGTGGTAAGGCAGAGATTAATTGCAGTTGCCGGTGCTATTGGCCATGTATTTAAAGGGGAATGGAAGGAAGCTGCAACCTCAATGAAGGAAGCTTTTAAAGGTATCGGTGATCAGATAAGTTCAGCAACAAAGGCTGCATATGATTATCAGTATGCATTGGACTCATTACAAGACTCGGAAAATAATTATGTATCTAAAGCAGCTGAGAACAGAAATAAGATCGCAAAGCTTGAATATACCGCTCAGGATAGAACCAGATCCACTGAAGAACGCAAGAAAGCCTTGGAGGAAGCCCTGGCCATAGGAATGGAAGAGGCTCGAATGGCCAAGAAATTTGCGAAAGAAAAACTTGATAATGAGATAAACTATCTTGCCGGAAAAGCTAATCTGAGATCTGAAGATGTTTTGGCATTCATTAAAATGAATGATGCGGAACAAAAGGCAGCTGATGTTTCCTTGCAGACATTAAGGAACAATAATGAGGATAAGTTTGCGGAAATTGAAAAATTATATGCTTCCTGGATAGATGCTGATACGAGGTTCTTTGAGGAAAACAAGAGGAACATTTCGCGCATGAGCGGATTTGTAGAAGAACTGCAGACAGAAAGGGAGAGAATTGAAAAAGAAATAGAAAAAGCTTTAAACAATGATATCTCGGAAGAAGAGATAAATAAGTCCATTGATCGTTACGCAAAAATATGGGAGAACTTTGAGAAGATTGAGAATGATAAGCTTGATCTTATAGAGAAAAATATTGAGGAGCAGGATAACCTTAAACGTGAACAATGGGCCCGGGAACAGATTGAAGATCAGAAGAACCTCGAAGAGAAATATAATAGATATATTCTTTTTGGTGCGAGAATAGGAGATGCATTGGGCGAGTTTGTTGCCGAAGGTGTTTTCACAGCAAAGGAGGCATCGAAAGCAATTTTAAAAATGGCAATTGATGAGCTGACCAATTTAGCAACAATTAAAATTGGAGAAGCTATAATGAGCAGTTCTGCACGATACGGCCCGATTGCGGGACCGATAAGGGCAGCGATAATTACAGCTATCATACGAGGAGCTTTATCTACTGCAAAAAATGCTGTATTAAAAAACCTATGGACCGGCGGGTTCTCAGGAGAAGGGGGGAAATATGTGCCTAAGGGTGTAGTGCATGGGGGGGAATGGGTAGCTAACCAGGAGATGGTAGCGAGCCCGGTGACGGGTCCCATAATAAAGATGCTGGAGAGCTACCGGGTGAATAATATGCCGGGTTATGCGAACGGGGGAACAACTGATGGCACAGAGCTCAGGGCTCAGGGCCCAGGGCAGAGCACTACTATTTTAGGATCGGATCCGGAACTGAAGGATGCAATAAGAAAAATGTCTACGCTGCTGCAGGTATTATTGAAGAACGGGGTTAAGAATAACTGGACTTATAAAGATATTGATAACCTGAGACAGGGAATGGATAAGCTCGATGATATAGAGGGTTCAGTGACTGTTTAAGCTGTCCTTTTTTGGGAGGTGGCCGGGACATAGATTTGACGGCATGAAAGACGCTTATAAATATAAGGTATTCGTGATATCATTATTCGTTTTGGCATTTACGATAATATTCCTTTCAGTACAGAAATGCAGCGGACAGATAGCTGCAGATAAGTCATTGCATGGAGGAGCCGGTATATTCTGCGGCGCCTGGGGTACATGGGTGGGTTCGATATATTTTGAGGATTCTCCGGAGTATGCGGCGCTGATCGGGCTGGGGGTAGCAGCGATGGCAGGCCTGGGAAAGGAAGGACTCGATGCCGGAACCGGAGGAAGCCCGGAACTGAAGGACCTTATGGCTACCATTACCGGAGGATTGATAGGAGCAGGCCTAATGTACCTGGGTATGAAGATATATCAGAACAATGTGTTGTATGTGGGATGGCAGGGAGCGGGGAGTTCAGGGCTCAGAGCTCAGAGCTCAGGGCAAAGGGCGAAGAGTGAAGAGCTTAATGTATTAACGATAGGTATTAAGTTAAAATTCAGAATATGAAAAGATTGTTATTTCTTTTATTGCTGATAATCGGAAGTAAAGCTTTCGGACAGCTGCAGCTGATAAATGTGGGCAAGACTGCTAATGCCGGGACCGGTGATCCGGCAAGAACCGCGTTCATAAAAACAAATGCAGCAATAACCCAGCTGAACAGGATTGGGATACTTACTATTACAGCAAGCGGGGCGGAGATAAATATTCTTGACGGGGCCCTGGTGAGTACCACTGAGCTGAACAGGCTGGTGGGTGTAACAAGCGCTGTGCAGACACAATTGAATGCGAAACTAAATAAAACTGATACGGCAGCAATGCTATCCAAATATCTGAGGATAGCGGATACAGCAGGAATGGGCGGGGGTTCAAGCTATGATACCACTTATCTATACCAGATAATCAATGGTAAACTGGCAATAAGCGATACAGCCAGTATGCTCAATACATATGCCAAGCTCAGCGACCTGACTGAAGGAGGAATATCGCTAAGCGCCGTACAGGATGAGATAGCGGATAGCCTCAATGCATTAAGGTTACTTGTAGTTATGGTGGAGGATACGGCCAGCATGCTGGCCGATTATATCAATAAGGCGGATACATCGGGTATGCTGACAAGATATATAAACAAAGCTGATACAGCTTCGATGCTGCTCAGATATATCAATAAAGCGGATACAGCCATAATGCTGTCGAAATACCTGAAGATAGCAGATACGGCAGGCCTAGGCGGTGGTATAAGCCAGGCGGAAGTATCGGATATAGTTCATGATTCGATTGCGCTTTACCTGCAGAATGCTGATACAGGAATATTGCTTGCTGACAGTACCGGATACGGGGAGGGGAACTATGTTACCAGGAAAGCTTTAATGGATAGTTTAACTGCAGCTGTGGATGTGAAATTATCGATATCGGACACGACAAGCATGCTGGCTGATTATATCAATAAGGCGGATACCACAACAATGCTTTCAAATTATGCATTAAGCGCCGAGGTGAGAAAGTATGCGGATACAGCTTTATATTTTGCTCCGAGCATAGGTGTGGGCAATGCAGGAGATACCGCAGCGTTCACGCTGAATAATGTAATATGGGGAGTTAAATGGGGAGGATCACGATCGCTTGTGATAACTAAAGTGACTGCGGTGGTAGCAGGAACTTCTCCGGATATTGATCTAGCATTGTTATATGATGTCAATTTTAAAGACGGAACACCTACAACAGTGTTCAGCTCCGATATGACCGTGACCAGCACAACCACAGGAAGCGATGCAACGATAAACAGCTCGAATGATACCATAGCTCCTGATGCCTGGCTTTGGCTCCGTGTAGACGAGGCAACCAAGAAGCCGACACAATGTATTATAAACATTTACGGGTACCTGGAATGAGAAGCTTATTTATAATAACGGCATTGTTATTTTCTCTGGCGCTTAACAGCCAGGTGGTGAATACATCGGTATATTTCGCACCTCCGGGAGAAAGTTACTGTGATGAATACCAGGCTGTGTATAATGCCATGGCGACAAAACCTCACGACACACTATCAACTAAACTGAATACGATGGTGAAGTACATGGTGGATAATTATTCTACCTGGGATTCAATATCTGTATTTTATGCGTTTGCTGTTGACGATTCTATAGATGCTAAACTGGAATGGACGGCACCAACAGGTAGCAATACGGCGACACTTGGTGGAGGGATAACCTGGGATGCTTATAAGGGATTCCTGGGGAATAACAGTGACGGTATAGTAGATCTTAACTGGAATCCTTCAAGCGAGGGAGAGGGATTGTTTCAGCAAAACGCTGCAGGCTTTGGGGTGTATGTTCTGCAGGATTATAACGAAAATGAACCGGCTGCGGCACTTTCGACTACCTGCTCAATATTCCCAAGATCGTCGGGATCGATATACGGAAGAATAAACCAGACAGCATCAGATACCTGGACGGTAGGATCATCAGCAGGATTTACAATGCTTGTGAGATCGAGTTCTACGGCGGTTAATGCCTATAAGAATTCAGGGACAAGTTTAGGTGCCAAATCGAGGAGCTCCACGACTGTTTCTAACGCGGATTTTGAGGTGTGTTCCATGACAGGGATCCCAAATTACGGGCGATATCAGATAGCGTTTTTTGTAGCAGGCGGAGTATTCAGCACAAACCAGATAAATACTATAATTACGGCGCTTGAAACTTATATGGACAGTAACGGACAAGGAGTGATCCCATGAAAGTAATAATAAGCATCTTATTGATTCTCTCAACCCTGGTAGCATCGGGGACTAATTATTATGTGAAGTCTGCCGGCAATGATAGTAATAGCGGTCAATCAGACGGTCAGGCATGGGCTACATTGTCAAAGGTAAGCGCCAGTTCGTTCAATCCCGGTGATTCAATTTTCTTTAATGCAGGAGATAGCTGGAGAGAAACACTTGAAGTGCCTTCTGATGGAAATGCAGGAGCAAACCTCTATTTCGGAAAATATGGTACAGGAGCAAACCCCAAAATTTTGGGCAGCAAGGCGACTACGACGTGGGAAGATCAGGGATCGAATGTATGGAAGACTACGATAACATTTACCAGTCCAAGGAGTTTATATCCTAATTATGCGGATATAATATTTATTTCCGGAAGCTCAAAAAGATTCGGGATTTATCAGGCTACTACGGGAGCCCTGAATGCAGCTTATGAATGGACCTGGAGTAGCAATTACATTTATGTGTATTCCATATCGGATCCGGCAACGGCTTATACAGGGATAGAAGTTCAGCAAAGAAGGTTCTGCATATCGACAAACGATAATCCATATTTGCATTTTAATGGCATAGATGTTCTTTACAGTGCAGATGCGGGATATGACAGCAATAATGATCATACAATATCAGATCAGCATGGTTGTATTATAGAGAATGCGGAAATAGCTTTCATAGGTGGTGTAACCGGTCAGCAGTTTGGCTTCGGTATAGCGATAGCCTATAGTAATCTGACTATCCGGAACAATGATATACACCACTGCGGGAGAAGGTCGGTATCTATCAATATGGAATACAATGCCTCTCCGTACACGGTGCATGATGTTCTGATTGAGGATAATACTTTTCATCATGGCAGCCATACCACGTCGCTAGATATGACTGTGAATAATGGAGGATCGAGCAGTTCTATTAATGGTGTAACATTCAGGAGAAATCTGGTTTATGAGGAAAATGGAGAAACAGTTAATTATACATCATGCCAGTTCTGGATCCAGTGCTACACAGGATCGGGAACTATAGATAATGTATATATCTATTCGAATGTTTTTAAATACTGGCGGGAAAACTCTGTAAATACGGAAAGCCGGACACTTAAAAATGTTTACATCTATAATAACACTTTCTATGAAAATAATTCGGCAGGAAGTACGCTGGGATACTCATACGCTGTTTATTCGGATTATGATAATTCAAATCTCAGGGTATATGTAAAGAATAATATTTTCTATACTACCTTAAATAATGATACCGGAGGCGCAGGCGCAGGGGTTGTGATTTACAGTGTGGATGATGAGCATTACATATGTGACTATAATCTTTTTTACAGGATAAACAACTCGGTTAATACACACCTGATAAACGGTACACGATATTATATGAACACTATAGGTAATCTTCCGAATAACTGGGAGGATAATTCTCCGACGCCGGCGGATCCTGTTTTTGTTTCGGCAGCCGATTTACATATTCAGACCAGCTCTCCGGCAAAAGCTGCTGGTACGGACCTTAATATAATACTCGATAAAGACGGTAATGCTTTTGATGAAAATACTCCATCGGTAGGAGCTTATGAATATGATTCATCGCCTCCGGTTCCAACGCCGGTATTGAGATTTAAAGGAGGAGGTGGTAAGTTTTATAAATCAGCAAGCGGTAATAAATTTTTAAAATAAAAGACAATGAAAGCATGGTTTTTATTTATTCTCGGCACTCTCGCTTATTTCGATCTCAGATATATGGGAAGGGAAGATAAGGAGAAAGGATTTGATATTGTTTTCTGGCTGAAAGATAACTGGCCAGAATTGAGCCTGGCGCTTATCCTGGATGTGATAGCCATGATCATCCTGATGGACAGCGATGCGAATATTACGGTATTCGTGGCTAAATATCTCCCTGACGGTTTAGTGCTGCCAGTAAAGTTGCTGGTATCTGCCGGCTGCGGACTGGGTCTCGGTTATGGTGTATATGAGTTTGTCAAGAAGTTCATTAAGAAAAAATCAGACAAAGCAATAAATGAATAAGATAAAAACCGGTATCGACTGGATAACTAACCTGGGAAACCTGGCAAAGGTACTTCCGTTAGTATTTGCCATTACCGGGGGGATTGCCTGGTATAACAGCCAGGTGATAAAAAAATATAACGAGAGGAACAGCAACCGCCAGCTGTCGGAGAATGTTACGATAGTGATAGCCCAGATAGATTCGCTCTTCAGTATAGTCGATATAATGAAAGTAGAGCAAAAGGACCTGAAAAGGGATGTGATGGAGAAGCTCGGTTCCGTAGAAAGCACAATAGATATTGTTAAGGGACAGATGGCTAATCACCTGGTGAAGACTGCGACGAAGGAGGATATAATGAACTGGATAAAAGCCTTTGAAAAAAAAAATTACAATTGGAGCGAAGGCAGCAGCTGGTTGATTCAGCGATAAATAGCAGAAAGAAAGAAGAGGCTCAGAGCGCAGGGCATAGGGCGCAGGGCAAGAAGGAAAGTGATAGCTTGAGGATAATTATAAGAAGGATAAAATGAGCGTGGCATTGGTGTTTGTAATAGTTGTTCTTGGTGTTCTGGTATGGCACCTGGTTAAATTTATCATATTCATAATAAGACAATTTTACAATGGCAGGAAAAATTAACGAACCGAGGCTGGAAAATGTGCCCGTATCGGAAGAGGTAAAAAACGGTATGAGCCTGAATATTTGTGACCAGCAATGGATAAAGAGATTGCTTGATATGCAGGCGGCAGCCATTGGGGAGGATATCGATATTATTATAACAAATCTTGTTAAATCGCTGGCCCAGGTGGTTAACGAAGCTAACCAGGGAATGCTTCGCAAACTGGATGAACAGAGCTGTTTGATCAATACGATTAAAAATGATGTGCAGCAGATAAAGAATGATATTATTGATATCAAGAAGCAACTTGGGGAGATTGACGATGAGCAGCACAGCCATGCTACCAGGATAGCAATACTGGAGAAATATGCCGGCTTCTGGAACACTGCCCTGAGAGTAGGAATTGCAGCAGCCATTGCAGTTAGTATTTGTTTATTAATATTCCGATAATGATTGAATCTCCTTATTTTGATCTGGAAGAACTTGTTTGTCCGCATGTATATAATGCATTCGGTAAAAAGGCGTGGCAGTTCCTGGATCCCAGATGGGTGATCACTATTAATATTTTCCGTGAAAAAATAGGTAAAGCTGTATTTATCAATAACTGGAAGGAAGGAGGAAAATTTGATCAGAGGGGTATGAGATGCATTCAGTGCGATATTGTACAGGATTATATTAAGAAGGGAGAGGTATATATTTCAGCTCATCTGCTGGCCAGGGCTGGTGACATGGATGTTCAGGGCCTGGTGGCAGAGGAGGTGAGGGAATGGATGAAGAAGCATCCGGGATGGTGGCCGTACCCGATAAGGCTGGAGAAGGATGTGAGCTGGGTGCACCTCGATACATATAATAACGGAGGGGGGAAGATTTATGAGTTTAAGAAATAGCGCTGGGCACAGAGCTCAGAGCTAAGGGAAAGAAGAAGAGTGTTAATTAAATTTTTATAATAATGGCTTATCCGGCGACTGTACAATTAACGAATACGCTTCCGGACGTGTTGCTGAGCGGCAATAATATACCATTGCAGTTCCAGGCTTCGGAAAATTTTGAATCGAGCTCCGGATCGAAAGCAGAGATAATACTTACATGGTCGGATTTCGCGGTGGCTGACGAGTATTTCGATCTGCTGCTGGCCGGGGAAACGGTGAGATTTACATGTAAAGCTGCCCCGGACAGTTCGGGTGTACAGTTCCATGATAATACTCTCCTGGGTACCCTTAATGAGTGGGTTGCACTTATGGCGACGGATCTGAAGGCAAACTATCTAATTGCGAGGTATTATGATGTGGACGTTACAGATGCTGCCATAACGATAACTGCAAAAGAGAATGGCGCCGACTATAGCCAGGAATTCACTGCAGGAGCAGGAATAGACTGTGTCGCCACTGAAACCAATAAAACAGGAACAGACAGGACACTGCAGGCTTTCTATGCAATAGTAGTGCTGCTTTATTGCGATGATGAATTTGTAACAGAGCTATTGCTGAACATTGACGAGGAGGGACTGGCAGAAGTGGATGTGAGTGAGTACCTGAAAGCTTACCTTGAACAGGATTTCCAATGGCCGGAATCGGAATCGGAGTTCATCTATGCCAGGGCAGACGCGATAAAGAGCTGGTACTTCAGATATGGCGAGAAATGGGGGGATTCGGATTACCGGGGAATGACTCTGAGCAGCACATACTATGTGATGCAGGGAGGTGTGAGCTGGATGCAGCAGGCGAAATATAACAACGATGATTCGAGCTACTGGGCAAAACTATGCTATAACCAGTACTTCCTGAGCTGGGCGCCGCTGACAAGATATATCGGTACGGAGGAACCGGTGAAGCTGTATTATATAAATCACTCGGCAGCCACCACATTGAAGGTGAAAGCAAAGCTTTATACGGCATCGGCTAACAGCACTATTACCGTGGATTCGGTTGCAGGGGTAGCGGATAAAGCCATGTATGAGTTTATTCTGTCGCCGGCCAAAGTGAAATATACCGGGATCTCTACGGAAACCCTGGTAAAGATAGAGGTATGGATAGATAACGAAAGCGATGTGAGGGTGAGTGAGATAAGGACCTTCTTTATTGATTATTCTCATTACGAGCATACCAGGTATTTCATATTCAGGAATTCGCTGGGGGCATTCGAGATACTGAGGACTACCGGCCTAATGGCCAAGGTGGATGATTACTCAAGGGAGGTAGCGGCAATGTCTCCGGAAACAGGATATACAAGCAAGGAAAGGGAGGAACTATCGGTGATGAATATGGAGCAGCAGAAATTCACCGTGGCGGTGGGATGGATGAGCAGGTATGCATCGGCCGATGAGTTCCGGAACTGGCTGCGTGATTTTGCCCTGAGCAAGGAGGTGTACCAGGCAATAGGGAATACCCTGAAGCCGGTAAGACTGACAGGCTCGAGCTTCGACCATGGGAAGGACAGGGATACGATAACGGGATTCTCGTTCGAGTTTGTAAATGCATTCACGGATGAGCATTTTACGAAGGAGATAACGTGGAACCTTTTTGATGAGTCGTTCTCTGCTGATTTTGAGAAAGCACAATAGGGCACAGGGCGCAGGGCTCAGGGCAAAGCAGTAAAATATTAAATTTTCGATATGGAATATCCGACGATACAGGAGCTTAAGAATGCGATAACGGATTCGATATACCAGAATGATGCGGGGCTGGTGACGGCGGAGATCGTGCAGGAGAGGATGATTGATATTATTGAGACCCTGGATGCGATAGGAGGAGGGGGAAGCTCGCTGGATGATGTTAAAACTTTTCTGGAGAGCGCCAATGACCTGGCGCAGTTATATATCGGAGACGGTAAGGCTGCAACAGAGGGATGGGTGGAAGCGAAGGGATATGTTACGGCAGTTCATAATCATCAGAATTTATTATCGGATAGCATAACAGAATTTACTACTGCCAATGGAGTAGCTATAGAAGGCGTAGTACTAAAAGATAATAGTATTTATATCCCTTCCACATCTCCTGTGGGTGGTATAGTATATTACAATAATGACAGATTTCTGCATACATATGGAGTTAATAATTTTTTCTTAGGAAAAAATGCAGGAAATTTCACTTCAAGTTCTGTAGTAGGAGGAAATACTGGTATAGGTGATTCTGTAATGTATGCATTAACATCTGGTTATCAGAATACAGGAATAGGAAAATATGCTTTATATAATATAACAAGTGGAGCAAATAATTTTGGTATTGGTAGTTATGCTTTATATAGTGTAACAACAACAGGTAGTAATTTAGCAATCGGAACAACGGCTGGTCAATACGTGACAGGTGAAGGAAATTGTTTTTTAGGATCTGGTTCAGGAAGATTTAATAGAGGAGGTCATAATGTTGGAATCGGTGAAGCTGCAATATCAGGAGTCAGTACATCCAATTATGCTACTGGCAATTATAATATTGGTGTTGGATATGCAGTTTTAAGTATTTTAAGTTCAGGAGAAAGAAATATAGCAATTGGTTGGAGGTCTATGGAAGGAACAACTACAGGATCTCATAATACGGCAATTGGATTTAGATCAGGTGATGCTGTAACCACAGCAACCAATAGTATATTTCTCGGTAATATGTCAGGGTATTATGAAACCGGTACAAAAAAACTTATAATAGATTCTCTGGATCGCGGTACTGAAGCGCTTGGTAGAAGTTCTGCTTTGATATATGGAGAATTTAATGCAGAGCCGGCAAATCAGACATTGAACCTGGGTGGTGGTGGTAAGGTTGGTGTGAATATTACTCCGGTAAATTCCATGCTACAGACGAAATCTACGATTACTTCAATATCGGGCATTTTTGGTGAGGCTACTGTGACGGCAGCCGGCGGGATAGGAATAGGTGTAGATGCCGAAAGCAATGGTGTGAACACGGGTTCGAATTATGGTTTATATGCTGCGGCTGGGAACGCTGCTCATAACTATGGTGTTTATATTGAGGCCAACTGGCCGCCGGCTGGTGATGATAATTATGCCATTTACTCGGCTTCAGTAGCGAAGAGCTTCTTTGCAGGCAATATAATTGCAGATGCTGATGTTCAAAATCCGGATTTCACTTCTGGCTTCGGCGGGGCAAAATGGCAGATAACTGAAGCAGGGAACGCGGAGTTCAATAACATGCGGATCCGCGGGGGCCTGCAGGTATATGAGATGATTATAAACCGGCTGCATTACCAGAATGGGAACCTGAATATTGGTCCCGGAGCCGGTAAGGTGAGATCGATAAGCAGCGCTACCCAGGGAGCAGAACAGATGTATTTTGAGACTCCGGAGGGACAGGCCATGGTGCCATTCAGTGCCGGGGCCATTATTATGATACATCATGTGGACATCGACCGGGAGACCGCGATAAAGAGCATTGTGCGCCAGGTAAGCGCGGTGCAGGAGGACGGCCGGGTGGATATGACCACCACTGCAGGATGGGCGATCGGGAACGATGTTGGTATTTTTGAAGTGGGTGACGAAGCCTGCACCATAGGACATACCAGCGATACGGACCTGCAAAACAGCATTTACCTGAGCGCAATAGACAGCGGGAATCCTTTCATGAGAATATATGCCGGTGTGAGCAGCTATGCAAAATGGAATTTATCAGACAAGACTACCATAAAGCTGCAGCTGGGCAACCTGGCATCGCTGGCAAGCTATGACATTCTTCCGGCTTCACCTGGTTACGGGTTGTACTGCGATAATGTTTACCTGAAGGGTACTATTGTGGCAAGCGCAGGGGAGATAGGTGGTTTTACCATTGACGAAACTGAAGGTATATATGCCGGAGCTGCAGAGACCAGGGTACAGATGAAACCAGGTGCCGGCATATGGGCAGGAGCGACAGCAATAGGTGATGCTTTATTCAGTGTTACGAATGCAGGTGCACTGAAATCTGTTTCTGGCACAATAGGCGGATGGAGCATTGATACTGATGCATTGTATACCGGTACCAAGAAGACCTCGGACGGCTATTCAACGAATGGAATAACAATTGCATCGAACGGCAGCATCCATTCTAAAAAGTTCTATATAAACTCCAATGGGGATACTGTTTTAGCCGGCCTCGAGATACCTCACCTATTCAAAAAAGAGGCAAGCGATAATGCCAGGAATTCGCATACCGCGGAAATATCGACTACGAACTCGGATTATACAAAGGTAAAGACGATAACTCTTACAAATGGTCTTCTGGGTGTAGTACGGATAGGCTTCGAGATAAAGCTGACAGGATCGAATGGTAGCACAGCATTCGGAAGAATATACAGGAACGGAGTCGCTCTCGGAACGGAACAGAGCAATAATACATCTGGTTATGTGTATAAGTCGGAAGATATTACCCAAACATGGGATCCCGGAGATACCTGCGAACTATGGATTAAAACTAACGATGAGCTTGAGCAGGATGAAGCATACGTGAAAAATTTTATCCTGTATTATGATAATGATGATTTTATTACAGTGCCATCAACAAACAGCTAAATATGAGAAAACTATTTTTATTAACAGGACTTTTACTCACAGCAATAATTTTCAGCTGTGAGAAAGAGCGTTGTGTTGACTGTCAGACCCTGACCTTTATACAGGGCAGTTATGATCCGGTTAAGATCGACCGTTTTTCGCTATGCGATAAGACGGAGATAAAATATATGAACGGGAAAACCGGGGTGTATTACGATCCGTTCACTAAACAATCGTATTATTACAGGACCATCTGCAAATAATCATAAATAATAATATATGGAGAAGAAAAATTTTATTAAGAAGGTAACAATTGATCCGGATGACTTCAAGAAAGTTGTGGATTATCTTTTTGGACAGCAAATTCCTTTTGGTAATGCGGCTCAGGCTGCGGAAGTACAGGAGATACTGAAGAGAGCGCAGGTGATGAATATTGATGTGCAGGAAAAGGCACAGAGCAAAGAGAGCAGTGCTCAGGAATAAGAATATCCTCACCTCTAACCCCTTTTCCCTGGGAGAGGTGAAGAGCATAATTCAAGATAAGATATGGAGATATACGCCGATAATGTAAGGATCCCGTTCAATGAGGCGATTTCGGTAAAGTTGTTTAATCCGTTATTCAATGATATTTCAGGGCATTCATTGCCTGTGAATTTTAACGGGAGGATCCCTTACGTGAGCAGAGCTTTCGGTTTCCCGGGAAAAAAGGAGGCCGAGATAAAAGATTCAATAAACGGAAGGATAAAGGCTCCGTTCGTGGATCTGACAGGATCGTGGAAGGTGACACGGGCGACGGACAGCATTATAGAAGCTTACTTCAAGAGCTCAGCCGGAGATTTCTATTCTCTTATCAAAGATAAATACCTGCATGAGATAGATTTCGGAGATATTCATGATCTGCCGGCAGACTTGCAGGATCCAAACTGCAGCCTATTTGATACTTACTATCCGCTAACAGAGTATGCTATGTTCTCTGCATATATGCCAAACGGGAAGGGTGACAATAATACGGAACTGGGAAATTGCTGGGTTAACCAGGTAACGGTGGATGATAACGGGGATCCGTATTTCAATCCTTATCCTCTGAGCAGCGCCAACCTGGGGATATATTTATTTGTGGCTACCATCATCCAATATATGTTTGCTGAATTCGGGTATAAAGTAGAAAGTAGTATTTTCACCACGGATCCGGATCTTTGCAGGCTGGTAGTGTTTAATACCTATAATAATATAGCATCGATATACTCAGATGAATATACCAATAATTACCTCAAGGTAAATTATAGCAAGTTGGTACCACATATAACCTGCGGTGATTTCATTAAGGCACTTCGCGACAGGTTTAATATAGGGTTCTTTATTAATGAGCAATCGAAGAGTGTTGAGATAAAATCGTTCAACCAGGTTATTGAGAGTGGTTCGACCGCATCTGTAACCAAATCTGGAAAACCGTCGGTAGAGGATACCAGATTTGCCGGAATGAGGTTTCCGGTGGTATTTGCAGATGAATATGCCACTCACGGGATAACTTCTGAAGACGAACTGAACAATGTAATTGAGGTTAATAAATACAGGGATATACTGCCGCTAACAAGGAATGACGGAGACCTGATATTTGTTAAGAGCGAGAGGAATTATTACAGGATAAACGCTGACCTCGAAGCCGTAAAACTATGCACCGATGATATACAATACTCTGAAGGAAATGCATCGGAGGAGATAACACAGCTAAGCAGCATACCGGCAATGTACACTTATACCTGGACACATCAATATACTTACCTGGTAGAAGGAGAACCAACCAACGGGGAGACTGAAGCGGATTATCTCCTGCCCAGGTGTGACCTGGCGGGAAACAGGGCGGAGAATGAGTTCATTGCTTACCCGCTGATGCTGCTTTTTGCCAGGGGAATAGCTCCATGTTATGTTGTACCGGCTGACGGAGCCCCGGATTATAAGCATCCGATAGGAAGCGGTGATCTGTTCGATGCCGAAGCAGGAGCACTTACCGGTACCATGACTTTGAAATGGGATGGTACATATGGTCTGGTAGAAAAGCTGTGGCTGAACAGGATTGCCTGGGAGATGAATATAAAGAAACTGGTGAAGACTGAGATCCTGAGCTCGGATATAGATAAGATAATTGATTTCAGCAAGGTGGTAAGAATAGGTACAGATAATTACCTGGTCAACAGCTTTACATTGCAGATATCTGAAAAGCAGGTGAGAGTGGAGGAGCTGGAGCTGCTGAGATTATAGTGTGGGATAGTTATCGCGGATAGCTTTGGAGGCGCCGCCTTTTTTATTCTGGAAATATACATTGGTTATGCTAAGGCTGCTGTGGCCAAGGTGATTGCTGATATCTTTTATTGGTATATTGCATTCATCGGCTTCGATGGCTCCTGTATGCTTCCAGGAATAAAACTTGTACTCGCGTGGCATATTAAGGCGCTTGCGGATCTTATTGAATTTATAATTGAGCTTATTCTTTCCGATATGCTGCGTTCCGGGCATACCGCCGCGACCGAATACATACAGTTCGCGATTATATTCATGCAGCCGGTAGAAGTTCCTGAGCTGCTCGAGAAGCTGACGGGGCATGGTGACAATACGTTCGACACGGTTCTTTGCCCTGGCACGATCGACACGGACCGTGCCGGCTGTGAAATCAATATCCTTGATCTTCATCTCGCGGATCTCGTGACCAGGGCGTAGGGCGCAATAATATTCGAACATTACAGCGAGCCAGAGCTCAGGATCCTTCTGTAGTTCCTTTTTGAAGATCTCGATATCGAGTCGCATAATTGGCCGGGGTGTCTGGTCATTAATTCGGTTACATTCCGGGATATCATATACGGGATTAAGGTGTATCAGGTTACACTTTTTGAAGTAATCGAATACTGTTGTGAGCAGCATTGCGTAATATTTTACTGATACTCCGGAGAGCTTCCGGGTGTCGATAAGATACCGGAAAAATAAACGTATGAGTTTATTATCGATCGCGGTGATATCGTTTTCAGCTTTGCCTTCTTTCTCGAGCCAGAGGACGAAGATCCGGAACTTTGACTGGTAGGTGATGTAGGTTGAGCGTCGGATCCCGGGCTGGACCTGTTCAAGAAATTTAGAGATCCACTGCCGGATAGTATTATTGCTTTTCCGTTTTGTTCCATAGATCTCAGCCACCGAGTGGTAATCGAGATGATCATCGTACAAGGCCCGGGTGGTATCGGAAAAGGGCGTCCAGCCGTTTAGCAGGCGGTTGGTATAAAATTCAATGAGCTTCTGCGCGTGCGCGAGCTTCTGATTGCGGGAGAGGCCGGTGAATCCTTCATAATGCCGGAACCGGACCATCTTTCCTGTGCGAGGATTACGGCAAGAATAATATACAAACCATTGCTTTGCATTATTGCCGGCGCAACGGTTCAACTTCGGCATGATTATCAGTTTCTGTCTCATAACATTTTCTCTTTAAGACTTCCACCTCTACTAGAGATATGAGTTATGAGCTTTGTCTGCAATTTGTCTGTTTGGACAATTTGCCGTGCAGACAATTTTTATTTTGTTGTTTTGCAGCATATTAGCTGCTGATGGGTGGAAGATGGGATATAGCCACATTACATATTGCGCTGGTTATGTGGTAAATAGAATTTGTCTGTTTTGGGGATTTGTCGGTTATTTATTATTGTCCTTTTTTAGTTATGACTTTACCCTTTAAATTGTGGTAAAAATTAAGACTATGGAGACATCAACTGGTCATTTAATTTGCCATATTATTCTTTTCGTTTTAGCAGTTGTTTTGCTTTTGATTAATATTTATGAATATTTAGAGGAGAAACGAGAAGAGAGATACAAGGCCGAAAATTACGGGGATAAGAAATTTCAGGATCTTGATCACCTTTTTAAATAAAAGATATCTATTAAAATTCGATGAAGCCTGTCTTCCTTTGGATGTTATCCTGATTCGGTAATCATCTTCTGAAAATTTTTCAATTAACTTTTGCTCTACAAGAAAATCGAGTACCGGCAACCATTCTTTTTTATTATATCCGGAAGCAGATAAATGATCGGGATACTGATCTTTATTAACCTCTCCCTTATTTTCTACTATAAATTTTAAAATACACTCTCCGATTTGAACAGTTCTCTTATCCATGATTTGATATATAATTATTGTTTATCCATGAAATTCTGAGGTTCAGCTCGCTTTTTTTCCCCCGGTGCAATTTCCTGTTGATGAGCTGCGTTGAATAAGGAACTCCTCAATTCGTTTGTCTTTCCTGGCACATTCTTTTTCTAACCTGGCTATCTCTCCCTCCTTCTTCAGGCATTCTTTGCAGAAGCCATATTGAGCTCGGGGTTCCTCGATTGTGATATTATTTACACCTGTTAATAACCAACGGGCATTCACCTCTTTATATTCATTTAAAAAGTTAATTAAAAACGCTGCGCTTGGTTCCTGTTTATCATGCCATACCTTATCAATAGTACCTTTAGCGGCTATTTTTTTCTTAATTAATTCACTTTGTCGAATATTTTTGCCTTCACAATATTTTCTTATTCTGATACTTATACTCATCTGAAAAAAATTATCGAAAAAAAGTATAAAATAGTTGCATAGAAAGTATAAAATTGTCTATATTTGTTTCAGTTTGTTATCAGAAATGTATCAATTTATTTCAATATACACAATACCATAATATTATGACAAAGAAGGAATTCAAAAAATTACGATCGAGGCTTCCGAGGGGTTATGTGAGGGCGCTGGCAGAAGAGACAGGAACATCGCTGGCTACGGTGGTGAGGGCATTGCGGGGAGATTCGCCTAATATGGCTATTGTGGATGCAGCTATTAAAATGGCCGCAAGTTACCAGGAGATGATCAGGAACCAGGAGAGTCAAATCAATTCCTTATAATATGAGACCTGTTAACCTACCTGCCGGACTGGAAGACAAGGGTGTCGAGATATACATTTACAGGGGAAGACTTCGTGTAATTTACGACGGGCAGATAATTTCATTTGAGCAGCTGCCCGAGAGGATCCGCGACCTGTTCAGTCAGCACATGATGGCGAACAGAACTGCAATAATATCGCTGAAGAAGGATTTTGGCATAGAGAATCCATTCGATATGCTCAAGCAATACATAATATGCAATTTCGGAAATTTTGACGGACAGCCCGACATGAGCGAGGATGGTGTGATGATAACCGAGTGCTGGGATTGCGGTCACCGTGGAACCTGCAGGGGGGAGGGCAGGGTGTGCAGCCGGCTGCAGGGCCCCAGGGGATTGCTGACAAGAAGGGAGACAGAGATATTCTTCCTGGTGATAGAAGGGAAATACGATAAGGAAATAGCGGAACATTTCGGGGTTTCGTTGGCAACGATAGAGACACAGCTTAAATACATACGCGAAAAACTGGGGGTCAACAACCGGATAGAGATAATGAAGTTTGCCCTTTCGAGGAAATTTATGATAATCTGAACTTCCACCAATACACACAGATATGAAACAATTCGGTATAGAAACCAGGCAATGGCTGCTGAGCGTGATAAAGCAGAGAAAGCTTTTACTGCTCAGGAAGGAAAGCCATAAACCGGAGCTGCATGTAGAGATTGCGCTTAAGATGTTAGAGGACCTGCTGAGCTCATACTCATACAGCAATCCTTTGTACATGGCGAGGTTCATTAATCAATATACAGGGGATATAAGTGTTCTGCTGCCCGGGAAGGGATCGACATGTTATGAGAAGAGAAAGAAGGAGTTTAACGAGATATGCAGGAAAGCAATACTGATTCAGGAAGAAGCACAGGGCACAGGGCTCAGGGCTCAGGTGAAGAAGAACCCTTCTACAACTTCGCGGCTTTTCATCCAGGAAGGAAATGAAAAACAGTATGAGTTATCAATTTTCTAAAACGGATATTATGAAAACTACTGCAAGTAAAAAGAACATTGTATCTCTTAACAGGGATCAGGACAGGACCGTGCTGGCCGTGGTAATAAGGACTTTACTTATATGCCTTTTCGGCTATGGATTCATATATATGGTAATACAGTGTGTGAAAAATCTTTGTAATTAAATACCGCCATGAATATAGAGAGACCAAAAGACCTGGCGCTGCTGAAAAGGACATGTGTAAGCCATATGGTTGTATTATCGAAGAAATCGATGAAAGCTGACAGGGAAACCGGAAGGGACTACCTGCAGACGGAATTAGATGATACTATTGCCATGATAGAGGCAATTGATATAAACCTGAAAAGGCAAGAGCCGCCCAGGGATACTTTAAAAGGGAATAAAAGCGCCGTTCTTTCGAAGGCTAACGCATAACCCAATTTGCTTTTATTCCCTTATTTATTTAATCGCAGGGAGCATAAAGAAGATAAAAAACTAAAATGATCCAAGATGACACAGAGCGAGGTTATAAACAAACTGAGCATGGAGATGGCCCTGGCACTCGGGGACCTGGATACGCTGCAGACCTGCCGGACTTATATTCAGATGGCGCTGGCCATAGGAATAGAACATTACACTAAAGATATGGAGGAGATAATACAGATGGACAGGTTCGGCGTTGAGCTGGACAGGTTCAAGAGCGTATCGGAGGCAGTGGAGAAAACAGGTATTCCACAGAACTACATATCGAGCGTACTGACAGGACAGCAGCACACAACCGGCGGGTTCATATTTATGAGAGCGAGGGACAAGCAGCTTATACCTGCAAGAAAAAGTGCATGAGATGCAAATTTTCAAATTTTAGATCCATATAAATAATAAAAACAGACCGACATGAACAATGAGAAATTCAAGATCCAGACAGAC